AAGAATAGGCATAATGGCTTCTCGTAATTCAGGATGGTAGTGTTTAAATTTATAGGTCGAAACCCATTCTCTCAACTTTTTAACAAAAGCTGAGTAGTATTTCTTCCCATGTAACATTGCTTCTATAAGTTGTTCTCTAATTGTTGCTTGCCACTCTTCAATCTCTTCTTCGGTTAAACACGAGTAGTTAAATACACTCTCGATTGATGTTTTATCAAGAGGAGCAATCCAGATAGTGGGATATAACTGATAAAAATTTCGTTTAAGAAACTGCAATTCACAAATATCCTCAAAATACGGTAACTCCACATCGGATTTATTTCCTGGCGTTACTGTTTGTCCAATTTCTGCCATAACTCTCTTATATGCATGGAAATTAAATCCCATGTCCACAGCTTCTTGTGTCAATCCAATAGCTTTATCATCACCAAAGTTCTTGTCTCTGACATATCTCAAATATGATTGTAAACTAGTATCACCAGTTGTTTTTATAAACACATACCAACCATACATGAAATTGACCAAACAATTCAATTCAGTAGTTAGTACGTTACCAGATTTATTTCCACGGTTGGTCATAAATAAAGTTTTTGATGCACAAATAATGGTATGTATAAGTTCTTCGAAATATACATAACGCGCATTAGCATACTCATCATTCTTTTCATAATGACGAATAGTCTCGATTATAATAACTGCAACTGCTTTGATAAATTGTGCCAATAACTTCTGGTCAAAGTTTTTATAGTCGACATCCATGAAATACTTATACTGCTTAAATTTGGAAATAAAATCTGTCACATCTAATGATTTCATATCGAGTCCCAATCCGTGAAATAGCTTTTCTTGATTAGATTTGAAAGCTGCTTTCCATCTACCGAAAAGAAATCTTCCCATCAAGAAGGATTCCATTGGAGGCGCAATAAAAGCTCTTGTTGTTCCATATTGCACTTTCTCTATTTTACGAAGCTCATCTTTCAAACACGCCTTCCATATACTGAAAGTGCGTTTGAGGTTCTTTGCTTGTTCAATCTTGTTGTTGAATACTCGTTTAAAGTATTTAGTCAGTTTGTCATCTTTTAGATAAAAACCTTCAATGAATTTATCTTCTCCAGAGGTTCGATACATATTCAAGATTCGTTTCCTCTCCAAGAAATTGTTTTTAGTCGTTGCCCCAAGATTAGTCCATGGTATTCCTGCTGAACTCTTTTCATTCAACTTATCGAAATCATCATTAAAATATTGTCCATTCAAGGCCTCCCACATAGCAGTTTTGCAGTTCGACGATGTTCCTATAGCATGACCTCGCATAACTTCAATCATATACTCCTTCAGTTGTTCAATCATAGTGGACATAATATCAGCAGGTATTTCATAAGTCTTCCCTGCATAACCCGATAATTGAGTAACCAAAATGGATGGGTTACCACGACCGTCGTTAAGCAATTTTGAAGTATCAGGTACATGTGCCTCAATTAAGGCTGATGGTTTCTTTGTCTCTTCAAAACACCCATAAAATGGAGTCTTATAGTGATCAGTCTTTCCTTTCACGTCACATGGTGGTTGGTTTTTATCCAAATCTCCATAATATTTTATTGAGTCATCATTGTCAACTGGTAAATGAATACCAATATCTGAATCAGTTATCAATGTGTGGAAATTATCATATTTATTGGGTTTTGCCCATGTGACTTTTGGAAACCCAGTCCCAGATTGAAAATCTCCTTCAGATGCATATGATTTTTCTGTCAAAATATGCAGACGTTCTAAACTCAAAATGGCGATTAACCCAGTTGATCTACTATCCAAACATCCATCCTTCATCGTTACTACATTAGACGCCGAACCAATATGCATTCCGATCAATTTTCTTGTTGCACTGGGATGTAACATAACAACTGCTCCACCACAATCACCGGGGATCGTTTGAGCATTCATCATAGGCAAAGTCTGCATTGCAAATATTTCACATTTTACATTAATTCCTGATAGTTTGCCCTCATAATTCTTGATATATGAAATCATACCTGGTATAATAAATCCTTGTTTTGGCAAATATTGCAAACAATACTTTGTTAATGACCTTGATCCGATGTCATGATCTTTGGGTACGTATTTTAAAGCACTCAATGGGAAAGTCAGATTTTGAGTCGGTCTATTTTCTGGTGTAATTTTCTTGTATTCTGGGTCTTTCAAAGGAAGAATCACTGCCCCACATAATTCCCAATCTTTACAATATTTGACAACACGTGCTAAATAACACTCTTTACCCAGTACAGCAGCACCAGTAGATCTTTTGAATAAAACAATTTCATCTTTACCAAATACCAAATGAGATGGGAACACGATATAGCGACCAACACCAATTCCAAATAGAGCTGAGCCTTCACACTCCACACTGAATACCTGGACATTGAGTTCATCTCTAATCCGCTTCAAAATCGCATTTGCGTTAGGATCCACTGCACTTTCATACTTTGCATCTTTGAGAAGAGCTTCAGTACCCTCAAATGTACCAGCACTAGCTGTCGGGAATTTAATTTGCACATTCTCTCCCTCTTCGAAATCCTGTGTTTTAGTAATGTCAACCACATCAGCTCCCTCAACGCAGGAAGGTACATAATCCTCTTCGCCAAAAGAATCATCACTGGCAGAGATATCTATACCCTGTGTTAATTGCTCGAACATCTTTGTGGCTTCATATGTACGCACTGTTCGATC